ATAGATGGTTTACACTAATGTTAATAGCTCTTTCCCAAGTCAGGTAGTACCGGACGCAGAAAAGTCAACAATGGAATATGGCTACGCTGTAGGTAGAGCTATAGAGAACGAATGGTTCAGAGGTGATCGAGGCTTAGGCGCTGGTGGTCGTTTTGGAAACAACTGGCAATACTTTCATAATTTAAGATTATATGCAAGAGGTGAGCAGTCTGTACAGAAGTACAAAGATGAATTATCCGTTAATGGTGATTTGTCTTATTTAAATTTAGACTGGAAACCAGTAGCTACACTATCTAAGTTTGTTGATATTGTAGTAAACGGTATGACTGATAAAGGTTATAAAATAAAATCTTACGCTACAGATCCATTTGCTATAGCTGAAAGAACTAATCACGCTAACGCAGTTGCTAAAGATGCTTTTGCAAAAGATTTAATTCAAAACGCACAGCAAAATTTAGGTATAGATTTAAGTAGCACTAGCATACCAGAAGATCAATTACCTAAAAGTAAAGAAGAGTTAGAGCTTCACATGCAGCTTTCTTACAAGCAAGCTATAGAAATAGCAGAAGAAGAACTTATTGAAAATGTTTTTGATTACAATAAGTATGAAGAAATTAAAAAACGCGTTGCTTACGATCTAACTGTTTTAGGTATTGGTGCTACTAAAACTGATTTCAACTTAGCTAACGGTATTACAACTCATTATGTAGATCCAACTAACTTAGTTTATTCATACACTGAAGATCCAAACTTTGAAGATATATACTACGTTGGTGAAGTTAAATCAATGAGTTTGCAAGAAGTTAAAAAGTTATTTCCTTATTTAACTGATGCAGATCTTTCAGAGATAGAAAAATATCCTGGTGATGTGAACTATACTAGAGGTTATTACGGTATAGATGATGATTACAATAACGTTCAAGTTTTATTTTTTGAATACAAGACTTACAACAATCAAGTATTTAAAATAAAAGAAACAGATCAAGGTCTTGAAAAAGCTCTTGAAAAAGATGACTCGTTTAACCCGCCTGAAAATGCTGAAAACTATAACAAGGTTCATAGAGCAATAGAAGTTTTATATAGCGGCGCTAAAATACTAGGGTTTGAAAAAATGCTTAAGTGGGAGTTAGCTGAAAATATGACTCGTCCTTATAGCGATCAAACTAAAGTAGAAATGAATTATACTATTTCTGCGCCTAGAATGTATAAGGGTCGTATAGAAAGTGTTGTAAGCAAATGTATTGGATTTGCTGATATGATTCAGCTTACGCATTTGAAAATACAACAAGTATTAGCTCGCATGGTACCAGATGGCGTCTTTGTAGACGTTGATGGCTTAGCAGAAGTTGATCTTGGAAATGGAACTACGTATAATGCTCAAGAAGCTTTAAATATGTATTTCCAAACTGGTAGTATAGTTGGTAGAAGTTTAACTCAAGATGGTGATCCTAACAGGGGTAAAGTACCTATTCAAGAGTTGCAAACATCTTCTGGTATGGCTAAGATACAAGCACTTGTACAAACATATCAGTATTACTTACAAATGATACGTGACGTAACCGGACTTAATGAAGCTAGAGACGGTAGTCAACCATCAAATGATTCACTTGTAGGTTTACAAAAACTAGCAGCCGCAGCATCTAACACAGCAACTAAGCATATACTACAGTCACTAATGTATATAACAGTTAGAACCGCTGAGAATATTAGTCTACGCGCTGCTGATGCTTTGAGTTTTCCATTGCTTAAAAATGCACTTATGAATAGCATAAGTACATTTAACGTTGATACGTTAGAGCAGATAGAAAATTTAAACATGCATGAGTTTGGTATATTCTTAGAATTAGAACCTGAGGAAGAAGACAAGCAAATGCTAGAGCGTAATATACAAATAGCTCTGCAAAATGGAGGAATTGATCTTGAAGATGTGATAGATATTAGAGAGATATCTAATATTAAGCTTGCTAATCAAATGCTTAAAATAAAACGTAAGCATAAACAAGAACGCGATCAGCAAATAGCTCAAGCTAATATACAAGCTCAAGCACAAGCTAACGCGCAGGCAGCTGAGAAAGCAGCTTTAGCAGAAATGCAAAAACAACAAGCTCTCACTGAAACTAAGTTACAGCTAGAACAAGGAAAGTCTCAGTTTGAAATAGAGCGTATGCGAACAGAAGCTCAAATAAAAAGAGAGCTTATGGCGGAGAAGTTTAACTATGATATGCAGTTAGCTAGATTAGATGTAGAGGCGCAAAAAGAAAAAGAAGATAAAATAGAAGATCGTAAAGACGAACGTGCTAGAATCATAGGTACACAACAATCAGAAATGATTTCGCAACGTCAAAACGATGAACTACCTAAAAACTTTGAATCAATTAGTTTTGATTCACTTGGAGGATTTGGACTAGAAGAGTTTGAACCTCGTTAAAAATAAACTTTATTAATTTTTATTATATTATATTATGTCAGAAGTAGCAGCAAAACAAGAAGGAGAGTTTTCTTTAAAAGGTAAAAAGAAAACAAAACCAAAAAATCTTGGTAAAGCAAATGAAGTAACAAAAGTAGAACTACCTAAAGATATTGAAAAATCACAAGGCGAGGTAATACCAGAAGTTACTAAAATAGAAATAAAAACAGAAGACAATGCCATTCAAGAGCCAAGCGCAGATGAGGTATCTGTTCAGCCAACATCCGAAGATAGCAAAACAGTTTCTGAAGGAAACATCGAAGAAGCAGCTGGAGAATCTACCGGAGAAAGTGAGTCCCCTATCTCTCTTGTGCAAGATGATGAGGAAGAACAAGTAAAAACAGGTGAATCACCTGTAACTACAGAAGTAGAGCAAGCGGTTAAAGACCAAAGAGTTCTACCTGAAAATATTGAAAAGCTAGTTTCTTTTATGGAAGAAACAGGTGGAGGTGTTGAAGATTATGTTAGGCTCAACGCTGATTATACCAACGTTGATAGTAACACGCTTATTCGTGAGTACTATAAACAAACTAAACCACATCTTGATTCTGAAGATGTAAGTCTTTTATTAGAAGACTTTGATTATGATGAAGATATAGATGAACCAAAAGATATACGCAAAAAGAAAATTGCGTTTAAAGAGGAAGTTGCAAAAGCCAAAGACTTTTTAGAAGGTTTAAAGAGTAAATACTACGACGAGATCAAGTTGAGACCGGGCGTAACTCAAGACCAGCAAAAAGCTATGGACTTTTTCAATCGATACAATGAAGAGAAGCAAACAGTAGCTAAACAGCACGAGGTTTTTATAAATCGTACTAACAGTTTACTAAACGATAATTTCAAAGGTTTTGATTTTAAAGTTGGTGAAAATAAATTTAGATACGGTGTTAAAAACCCAAGTCAAGTAGCAAGTGCGCAATCAGATATTACTAATTTCATTAAGACGTTCTTAAATGACAAAGGTGAAATCGGAGATGTACAAGGTTACCACAAAGCTTTATATGCTGCTAGAAACGCTGACACGATAGCGCAACATTTTTACGAGCAAGGCAAGGCTGATGCTGTTAAAAACGTTATGGCTAAGTCAAAAAATATTTCAACTGAACCTAGAAAAACCACTTCAGGTGATGTATTTATTGGTGGCTTAAAAGTTAAGTCAGTTAGCGGTCTTGATTCTTCAAAATTAAAAATCAAAACTAAAAAATTTAACTAATAAACATTTAAAAAATGGCTTTAGATCCACTATTCGGTTCAATTAAACCGAGTCAAAAACAACAACTATTAGAAACAAACTTCTTGTCTTTTAACGGAGGCGCAGGAGCTGGAGATTCTGATACATTTGCACAGCAGTACTTACCTGAAATCTACGAACAAGAAGTAGAGCGTTATGGAAACAGAACACTTTCTGGATTCTTACGTATGGTAGGAGCTGAAATGCCCATGACATCTGACCAAGTTATCTGGTCTGAACAAAACCGTTTGCACGTAGCATACAACGACGTATCTGTTTCAGGTGCTGTTGCAGACAATACATTAACCTTTACGGTAGGCGGTGCTGGAGATACTTTCGTTGAGAACGTAATTTCTGCAAACCAAACTATTGTAATTTTAGATACAAGCGATCCAACAGTAGAGCTTAAAGCTTTAGTAACTGAGTCAAGCCAAACTGGTGCTACCGCCACTCTTGTAGTTGCTCCTTACAGCCAAGCTGATTTAACTGGACTATCTACAACTGCTGGTGATCTTAAGATCTTTGTATACGGTTCTGAGTACGCAAAAGGTTCTTCTATCGCTAACTCAACTGGAGCTACTGATACAACTGGTTACAAAAGTATCACACCTTCTTTCACTCAATATTCTAACTCACCTATCATTATTCGTAACAAATATGTTGTGAATGGTTCTGACACTGCTCAGAT